ACTGGCAATCGTTTCTTGTGTATTATCTCGTGGAATGAGAAACTCAATCTCAATCCCGAAATCTCTGTTACTATTAAAATGACCTTTCATTTGTTACTCCACTTTTTTGATGTACCCCTTATTGAGTACCCCTTAGTTTACGTAAGTTTACATAATATACAAAGACTTTTTTATACTAAAATGTTATGTTATGTAATTATTTTTGGAATCGTCGCAACTCTCTCGGTAGATAGGTATAATTATAACGATTCAATTATGGAATCTATTGAGAATAGTAACGATATGGCAAAACATCGCAACTTGGTGGGATGATTGGTAAGTTTCTATGAATATGGTTGGTCTCCTATATAAGAAGAGTTCAAATGGGTGGAAATGGTCGAAATTTTAAAATATATGTGCATCCCTCTCGAGAAACCCCATAACCTATTCCCTATTATGTTATGTTATTGTCCTTATATTCCACATGATACACCGACGAGAAACGACAATAAAAAGAAATGGTCACGGGTATGTGCAAAAAAAAACAAATGGTCGCCAACCACCCACACTTTGGGTAGCCCGCCCTGGTCATCTATATAGTCCCCATTGTTATATTTTAGGTATTTATAAATGAGTTGACATAAATTACACATTAGTAGTAGACTCGACCATGATAAAACTGATAGTAGGATTCATTATAGGCGCGATAGTAATGTTTTTAGTGATAGCCGTCCTATTAATCATTCAAGATGAAAGGCGTATAAAAGAGTTAAAAGAAAAGGCAAGAGAGAGATGATATGCAGATGTTGGACTTATTTAGTGGAATCGGTGGATTCCATAGGGGTTTTGAAGAGGCTGGATGGGAATTTGATTGGGTTGGTTTTAGTGAGGTTGATAAACACGCCAGTTCAGTTTATAGACATAGATACCCAGAGGCGGTAGAACTTGGAGACATTAAACTTATTCAACCAGAAAGAGATTTACCAGATAAGCTTACAGTCCTTTGTGGAGGTTTTCCGTGCCAGAGTTTCAGTATTGCAGGGAAACGAGATATTCGAGACGCCAGAGGGACTTTATTTTTTGAAATCGCACGGATTCTCTCGTATTACAGGGATAAAGGAGACCCAGTCCCCTATTTTTTACTCGAGAACGTTAAAGGCTTATATAGTCACGATGATTACACCACATTTGCTAAAATATATGGAGTTCTTGCCGACCTTGATTATAATGTTGAATGCTCATTGGAAAATACTAAGTATTACCTCCCACAGAACAGAGAGCGAGTATACATTGCGGGATATATTGGAGACAGAGGTAGAGGACAAATATTTCCTATCAGAAAAGGCGATGCAACAGATGGAAGTAAGCAAGAAAAAGGGGATGTCGTCACCTGTATTGACGCCTCATACTACAAAGGAGTAGATGGTAAGAGGACAATGATAGCAGACTATAGGACGGATGAGGGATTAAGGATAAGAAAGGATAACGTAAGTCCTTGTTTAAATAGTGTAAAGTCAAGTGAGACAGAACCTTCTTGGATGCCACCATTGGCTATAGAAAAGAGTTATGGGGTTAAGGCATTAGATGAAACATTGGCTAAAAATGATTTGAAGGCTGATGATGTAAAGGCATTGGATTTGTATAATAGAAAGGCACAGGATATTTCTCCAACATTAACAGAACCGCATCATAATAGTTTACGATTATATGAAAATTCAAGAATAAGAAGATTAACTCCAAATGAATGTGAAAGACTTCAGGGTTTTAGCGCCAGGAATGAGGATGGAACATGGGAAGATGGTTGGACAAGTAAGGGTATGGTAGATGGCAAGGTTGTGAATATAAGTGACACACAGAGGTATCGAATGTGTGGTAATGCAGTAACCGTGAATGTGGTAAGGGCTATTGCAGCAAAGATGTTAAGTACGGTAGAAACGGATTGTGAACATGAGAATTTGGAACAAGGTGAGGATAGGTATGGTAGAGAAGACCACGAATATATTACTTATTGGTTTTGTCTTGATTGTGGTGAGGAGATAGAATAGATGGGTCAAAAGAACTCTGACTTCGATTTAGATTTACAATATGGTCAAATCTATGAAGAGGGTTTAAAAGTTCTATTGGAATCGAAAGGAAAGATAGAGGTGAAGACAGAAAGAGACAAATGGTATGATACTGGTAACATGGTTATTGAGATAAAATGCAATGGTAGAAAATCGGGTCTTGCAGTAACAAAGGCAGATTGGTGGTTTCATATTTTTTCAAAGGATGGAAATGTAAAAGGTATGTTATGTTTACCCGTCAATGAATTGAAGAGTATCTGTAACGGTATGGTAAGAAATGGTAAGGCACGAAAGGTAATGGGTGGTGATGGAGATAGGTCAGAGATGTTATTACTTCCGATTAAGGAAGTTGCAGCATCTATAGGAATGTTTTTTTAAATACAAAGGAGTATTTAATGGAAAAGTTATTAAAAACAAGTGAATTATGTTCTCTTCTTGGTGTCACGAGGCAATGTGTCTATAAGTGGCGTCAGTTGGAGAATCCGATTCCTGTTGCAATAAACAACACAAGTAGTGGTGGGAAAACGATTCGGTATAATTATAAGCAAGTAATGGAGTGGTTAAACAGTAATGGAAAAGAAGAGAGAACCAAAGTTTTACGCCAAGAAGAGGACTAAGTCTGGTAGATATATTACTATTGCCGAGGGCAATACCAGACAGGAGTTGATTGAACGTATTAAGTTAGACAGTAACACATACAGAGAAAGAGCAATAGAGAGGTATAAAGATGGCAAAGAGATACTTTGATACAGATATATGGAAGAAGAAGTGGTTTCGTAGTTTATCCCCGAAGTATAAGAGTTCATGGTGGTATTTGATAAGTCAGTGTGACCATGCTGGATTCTTTGACCCAGATATAGACATAATGAGTATATTTGTAGGTGAAGAACTTAACGAAAAGGACTTAATGGAAACATTTTCAAGTAGAATTGAATATTTAGAAAATGGTAAATGGTTCATTCCGAAATTTATACAATTTCAGTATAAGGTGTCACATCCTGATGAATTGAATTTAAGTAATAGAGTGCATAAGTCCGTCTATGAACGCATTAAAAAGTACAGTCACTTATTTAGCCCCATAGATGAAGCTACTAAGCTTCATGTAAGCTTCATCCAAGCAGCTAAAGACAAAGATAAAGTAATAAAGAATAGTTCTAAGAAAATAAAAAGAAAGGTGTTTAAAATTCCAACAGAGCAGGAAGTGAAGGAATATTGTGATAAAAGGGAAAATAATATTAATCCTGTGGCATTTGTCGCACATTATGCATCAAAAGGCTGGATGGTAGGGAAAATCAAAATGGTAGACTGGAAGGCAGCCGTAAGGACTTGGGAGAATAATGATTTTACTCATAAGGCAAGCACGAAGGTTTTCGTAGAACCCGAACATAGGAAGAAAAAACGTGGTTGGTAAATATAAGTTTCGTCCACACAGCGGTAAACAGACAGAATTTTTAGGTTCTACTGCCAATTGGATATTTTATGGTGGAGCAAGGGGTGGTGGAAAATCCTTGATGTTGGCATGGAAGGCAGCGTTAGTACCGAGGGCATACCATTATGAGCGTTTAAGACGCAGAATAGAGCCAGAACAGGTAAAGGTTTTAAAAGCCGAAGGTAAGTCCGTTAAAACGGTTGTAGACGCTGTATCGATTGATTTCCCCGATTACATTGGAATCTTGATGCGTAGGACATTTCCGCAGTTGGAAAGGAACTTGAAGCCGGAATGTGATAAGTTGTATAAGCTGTACGGGGCGAACTGGCAGGAAAGGAACAAGTGTTATGTGTTTCCCAGCGGTGCGAAGATTTATCTGGTACATTGCCAGGATAGAAGGGCGTTGGATAACTACATTGGCGGTAACTATAATTTCATTGGGGTTGATGAAGCGAATCAATTTCCAGAAGACTGGATAGAAGAGCTTTCTACATCTGCAAGGACGGATAACGAACTTCTTCAGCCGCAGATATGTTTAACATCCAATCCCGGCAATATTGGTCATATATGGCTTAAGCGTAAGTTCATTGACCGTTGCCCACCTGTTGTTGCTGGGAAGCCTAAATATAACGAACAGTTCGATGTTTATTATCAGAATCAAAAAACGGGTAAACCTTTTATCGACGAAGAAGGGATTAGCTACCATTTTATTCCTGCTACTGTTTTTGATAATCCGACTCTTCTGGATAATGACCCGAATTACGTCAGGAAATTGAAAAACCTTAATCCCGTATTGAAAGCTATGTGGCTGGAAGGTAGGTGGGATGTTTTTGCTGGAACATATTTTGATAACTGGAATCCCATGCATCATGTGATACCGAAAGCATATTTTCAATTCGGAGTTCATTTCAAAAAGAATACGCATACGTTTTACAGATTTTACGACTACGGGACAAAAGCTCCGTTTGTCTGCTTGTTTGCTGCAGTTGACCGTGACGATAATATGGTAATATTTGATGAAATAACAGAGACTGGACTATCTGCGTCTAAACAAGTTCAGAAGGTCAATGAGTACACTTGGAAAACTTATAAACTAAAACCGACAGACTTCGATGATGATATTGCTGACCCGGCATATTGGACTAAACATTCTGAAAAAGAAGGTATGTTATACTCACCTGCAGACTTCTATGGCGACGATGGAATCTTTTTATCTAAGGGCAATAATGACCGTAAATCTGGAGCTAAAATCGTCTATGAAGGGCTGGAAGCACCAGACGAAGGGGTTCCCCGTATTCGGTTTACAGAAAATTGTTTACAATGTATTGAAACATTTCCTAACTTACCATCGGCAGAAAATGACCCCGAAGACATTGATACCAAAGCGGATGACCATCATTACGATGCTCTGCGCTATGGTGCATTAAAAGTTCTGCCAAGCCTTGCTATATATGAAAAAAGAAAAAAAGGGTGGCGTTATCGAATAGGAAAGTCTGATTCTGATGGCAGCACTAACTGGAAAACAGCATAATGGCTAAAGACGCATACAACAACGATTCACCATCTGGTTCGCAATATGCAGCGGGGGTACTATCCAAACAAGCCGATAAGGTTTTAAAGTGTTGGAAGTACAGCAGAGATTCATTCGAAGTAGCAAGAAAAGACTCTGAAAGGGCTGTCAGGTACGTTAATGGAGATTCTTACACTTCTGACGAAAGAACTAACGCTACCAAATATAAAAAACCATTACTTAAATACAATATAATAACACCGATAATCAGCACACTCGTCGGTAATGAACAATTAAACCGCAAAACAGCAAAATTTAAACCGACAACAGTGGAATCTGTAGGAGTTACAGATATTCTACAAGGCAGATGGAATGCAATTATTGACGAGCAAGACCTTGAAGATAAACTGCAAATCGCATTTATAGATGCATTATCCACAAAGCTGGGAGGCTGGATTCAACGGAGTTGGGAAATAAATGAAGAAGGTTATCTGGATTTTAAATACGATGTACTGAATAATTTTCGTGTTTATGTAGACCCGGAAACAAGGGCAAATGATTATGCTTTAACACACTGCCGCTGGCTTGTCAAGGAAGGCTGGGAGTCTTTAGGCGTTATCAGCGAACAATACAGTATTGACCCATACGACATGAAAGTTGAAAGGTCAAAGGCATGGTATCAGTCACTATCTGAAACTGTTCGTAGAATGACAGATAAGACCTATTCTTCGAATCTTGAGAATTATGATAAAATAAATGACCGCTACAGAGTCCTTGAGATGCAGGAGCGTGTCGTGATTAAAATGGTAAATGTTTTCGATGGTAACGATTACATGGTAATGCCACGAAAAGAGTTTAAAAAACTTGAAAAGGATAACCCAAGTCTAATGGTTGTCAGGGAATTTAATAAAGACCAGATTCATACAACGACCATTATCCCTTATTTCAAAAATTTAATTGTCAAAGACGAAGACATGGAACAGCCAACGTCGAATTTTGACTGCTTCCCCGTCTGGAGTTACAACTACAATGTTCAGATAAATGAACAAACATCACTGGTTGACCATCTGCTTGATATTCAGGACGATGTGAATAAAGCTAAATCCCAAGTCAGGGACTATGTAACACAGATACTGTCGGGCGGTGTTTTTATTGATAAGCGTGAAAAAGAAACAATTAAGGCTTTGAAGGAGAAAGGAAACCAGCCAAACATGGTTTATGAGTTGAACAACCCTTCCATTGTACCTCAAAGACTTTCTCCTTCATCTTTGCCGCCAGACATTATGCTGAATGCGGAAAACAGTGTGGCATTTGCACAACGGGTATCTCTGGTATCTGAAGCTATGAAAGGCGAAACAGCCCGTAGTGGAGAGTCTGGAGTTCTGTTTGAACAGAAAGTTCAGAGAGCTGCTGCTGCAATTAACCCGTACTTTAAAAATTTAAGTCGCTTAAGAAAGGTTTTAGCAAAAGATTTTGTGGATAATTTTAATTACGTTTATTCTGAGATGGATAGAGTTATCCGAGTGAAAGAAGAAGGTAAATTTAACGAAACAATTATGAATCTAAGCGTTGGGGCGCAGGTATTTAACGATGTGAGAAATCCATCGCTCTATGTAGAACTTGATGAAGGCGAAAGTAACATCACCCAGAAAGAAGATAATTTTAACCGTATGGTTGCAATGGCGAATCTGATTGGTTCAATCAATCCGCAACTTGTCGATATTAGAACACTTGTAGAAAATGCCCCAATTGTGGGTTCGGATAAATTTGTCGAATACATCGACCAGACCATGCAGATGCAGTCAGAAGCTGCACAACGTCAGTCAGAGCTGGATACAACTAAACAGACTCTTGACAATATGAAAACAGAACGTGGTATGGTGACAGATGAAGAAAAATTAAGATTAGATGCTCAGAAAATTGGGCAGGGTAAATCCGGGTAATAATTAACAAGGGGCAGATATGGCTAAATACAAACAGAAAGCAATGACCAAAAAGTCGTCAGGTGTCAAATTAAAACCTTATGCAAAGGTTTTGAAGAAAAAGCCGAAGAAACCGTATACGTATAAAGCTGGTGACGAGAAACCAAAAGACATGAGTGAAGAAGAATATGAAAAGGTTAGGCGAAATAGTCACAAACTATATGAAAGAGTGTGGTCTAAGAAGAAGAACAGACCTATTATGAGAATAAAGCACTCAATGGGTCGTACTGATATTAGAAGACCAAAGGAGACAAAAATTAACCCACTGAGTTTGGGTAAAAGGAAAAAGAATAAATAATGCCTTTCAATAATATTATAGATATACCTATTATTCGACCTGATAAAGTTGTTGAAAATGATTATGATGATAAAATTACATACACAAGGCAAGATGCTTTAAGAAATGTATATAGAGCAAAGAGAAGTAATATAATCAATAAAGGAAAGAAAAATGGCAGAAAACCAAAATAGCGAAGTGCAGGTAGACCCTGCTCTTACACAAGAGCTTCAGCAACTTGAAGATAAATTTGAACCGAAGACAAATGAACAGGAAGCAACCGAGCCTTCTGTAAAACTTATTGAAAAAGACGGTGAGCTGTATATCAACAGCGAATCAGATGATGTTGTGAATGATGCAGACCCTGAAGAGGGAGAATCGAGTCAAGAATTAACACAATCGGATGAATACACCACCGATGGGAATAAACCATCACCGTTCCATGACAAATCGAAGGATGACCTTGTTGATATGGTAGTCAACGCCCAAAAGATGATTGGCGACCAGTCCAACGAAATTGGTGAACTTCGAAAGTTAACGGCTGAAGACGAAGATTTGTCTGAAGTTGAACTTTTGGAACGACTCTCTGCTAACGATGTTCAGGATGCCCTTTCTACGGAAAAGGCTAAATTGGATGAAATTGACCCTTATGATGTAGATGCTGTTTCCGAACAGCGTTCAGTTATAAGAGAAATAGAAAACGACCTGATTAATAAACGGACGCAGGAACATCTCGAATCACGGCTGAATGGTCGTGATAATGAAACATTTGTTTCTACAATGAAACAACGGTTTAATACAGACGGGATTGAGGTATCTGATGATGAGTTTACTGCTGTCAGTGAGCGAGCGAAGGGATACACTGAAAATGGGCTGTTAACCGAAAGTGCCTACCACAAAGCTATGATTGATGAGTTTGGGGTAGAGAAGGTAGCCAAAAACTACCAGATGTCAGGAGAGCGTAAAGCCAGACAAGACATTCAAAATGCTTCAGCCAAGCAAGTTGAAAAGGTCGATGTTCGTGGTACAGGCAAAAACGCTAAACTTGTTCGTGTCGCTGACATGAACAGGAAAGAACTCCAAAGCACTCTCGACAATCTTTCAGTGGATGAACTTCAGAAGCTCTATGGACGGCTTAATAATTAACTAAAAACACAGGAGATTAACAAATGGAATCTACACAAAGTTGGATTGCAAATGTTGAAATTCTAAACTCTCTGCTCCGCAAAGAAAGTTGGTTTAATACTTTCTGGGCTAAGTTCTCTGGTAATGTGGACATCTCACAGGACGATAACGGCAACCCCGTTTACACTCCTTCTGGGAATCCCATTGAAGTTCTGAACGACTATGTCGCTCAGGGTCGGGACAATATGCTCATCCCTTTCCTTTCTGATTTATCTGGTTCACCCGTATATGGTGATACAGTTCTGAAAGGCACAGGTGAAGACCAAGCTATGAAGTGGCTGCGTGCGTACTGTAATCAGTCTCGTAAAGCGGTTATGAAAAAGTCTGGTTCTATGAGCGAACAACGCCAAAAAGTCTTTAAACTGATGGACGAAGCGAGACCACAACTTGCACGATGGTTTACCAAATGGGAAAATCAAGCGGTATTTCAAACCTTCTACGAAGGTGTATCGCCTAATCTTTCCGCTGGTACAACATCTGACGGTCTTGGACTTGCTCGCAGATACCACCCAAACTGGTACATTAACGACGGTGCTGTATTAACGGCTGTCGGTACGGAAAAATACACGAAGACCAATGCAAACCTTGATGGTGCGATTGGTATGACTGCTTCCGCAGATGCTACTTGTGATACGGCTATGACCGCTGATATTTTACGAGAACTGCGTGTTAAATGTATGTCTCTTAAAATTCCTCAAATGGAAACTGCTGATGGTAAAAGATTCTGGTGCATCGTTATGCACCCAGCTCAGCTTGCTTCATTGCAAAATGATTCTGATTACGAATCTGCACAAAGATACGCCTTTATGGGTTCTGGTGCTGCTAAGATGCCTGAACTTCATGGGATGGCTGGTTATTATGCTGGTTTCTGTATATTTGAAGATATTGTCGGAATCCGTGAATGGGACGAATCTGGTTACTTTTTTGGTTCAACCACATCTGCCCGTTTTGACGATTCATCCGTAACATTGGCTTCAGGTACTGCAAGAGTTCGTAATGCGATTGTATTCGGTAAGAATTCAGTTGGTAAAGCTGTCGCTGAAGACCTTCACTTCACTTCTGAAGTGGATGACCATGCGAACACTATCGAACTTGGTGGTGCTGTAATCAACGGTTACAACCGTGCAGACTTTTTTGCTGAAACTGATGCTCTTGAGTCAAGTGGCGATGCGTTCTACAAGAACCAATCTGCTGCTCACGACGCTGATGCATTGTCTTGTGTTAACCAAAGTTCGCTTATTTTAGCGACTCGTGATTAACAGGAGATAAATAATGGCTAAATCAAGCATAGCAAATTGGAGAGCTTCTGGTGGTGCGTTAGACATATCCGCTACTCATAGTGGAAATGGCACAGTGCCTGAATGTGTAGCACAGGATGGAATGATTATTTGTGACTTTACAGCTCTTGGTAGCGGTGAAACTGTCACAATAAACACTCCGTTTAAATTCACCGTTATTGATGTTGTAATGGTTGTTGGAAATGGCGAAAACGTCACTTCAAAAACACTAACCGTCAAAAACGATAGCACAGCTCTGTCAAGCGCATTGTCAATGGCAACCGATAAAGCAAGGGTGGCAACTGCTACTCTTGATGAAGACCAAGCGGTCTTTTCTGTCGGTGACGACGACCTTGTTCTTGCATCATCTGCTCATGGAGATGGCGGTGGAACAGTCTACATTTCATACAGATAACAATCAAAAATTGGGGAGGTAATAGCCCCATATAAAGATTGACTTAAATAGCGATGTTTAAGTATGTTTGGGGGGGCTAAAAAGCCCCCCTAATCATTTAACAGAGTGTTCACGGTCTACCAGACCTTTAAACTCGACTCAAGGAGTGAATAAATGGCAAATATTAATAAATCTTCCAAACTACACAATTATTCTGTTCAAGAGTCAGGTAATTTAGGATTGGGGCAAGTCGGTTCAGCCGTTTTAGACGGTGGTGAGTCTGGCGCAAGCCTTGGTACGGTAGTAGCAGTCACAATGCTTGAAGATACTACTTTTACTACGCTTACTCAATCAGATGCTTCTATCACAGGCACAGGAACATCTACACACGGAAACTCTATTGTAAATACAGATGTATTTCCAGCTGGAGTAACAATTTACGGCAGATGGACTGCGGTTACTGTGAATGCTGGTCTTTGCATTATATATTTAACATAGATTCATGCTTGGATTAGGCATATCTCTTGCCAGAGGTGCGTTTGCGAGTATAATTACTTATGTGAAGGATGGCTTAAAGCTATTCTATAACTTTACAGAGCATCAAGACAACCCAATCTCCCACGCATCCGCAGGCTCAACTTCGTTTCATGGTACAGATGATTATATATCCATAGCAGATGCAGATAATTTATCATTCGGTGATGGCTCTACTGATTCAGCCTTCAGTATATCTGCTTGGGTAAAGATGGATGATGCAACAAATTTTACAATTTTAAATAAAGGTGTGTATAATACAGATGCCGAGTGGAATTTTAGAACAAATGCATCTGATAAATTAGTTCTTGCTTTATATGACGAAAGTGTGAGTAGTACGCACGAAAGTATAGTGTCTGATTCTGCTATTACAACTCACGAAGGAAGTTGGATTCATATAGTTGGTACATATAATGGAGTGGGGGGGGCAAGTGCGAATGGGGGATTAAAATTATATCTTAATGGAATATCCTTAGATAGTACAGCCTCTGATGCTGGTACTTATGTTGCTATGGAGAATCTTGCTGGAGATGTGTATATAGGAAAGATGGATTCCAATTATGCTGATGGCTCAATAGCCAACGTAGGAATATGGAGTCGTGCCTTATCCGCATCAG